CGCCAGGTCGGCGTGGCCCGTCTCGTCGGTGCGGCCGGCGGTGTAGGTCGCCTGACGGCCGCTCGCCGTCATCGTCTGTTTGATCGCCATGAACGCCGCTGCCAGATCGGTCCAGCCCGCGTCGAATTGCAGGCGGCCGTTACGGACGACGGATTGGCCCTTGAGCACGAGGCGGGTTTTCACCTCGGGCGAGTAGTTCAGCGCGACGGCGGCCGGGAAGAACTTGCGCACGAGCTGGTAGACGCCTTGCCCCATGCCCGTGGTGTCGATCGCGATGTAGCCGACGTTGTAGCGCTGCGTGATCGCCTCGATCGCCGCGGCTTGCTCCTCGAAATCGTTGCCGCGGAACTGGTGACGTTCGAGCACGCGGAAGGCGCCGTCGTCGACGCGCGGCGGCGCCACGACGACGAGGCCCGCCGAGTCGCCCGTGAGCGCCGGATCGTAGCCGACCCACACCTCGCGATGACCGAACGGCCGCAGCAGCAGCGGCGAAAAGTCGTCCGCCCATTCCTCCCACGAGTCGACCATGCAGCGTTGCAGGTCCGACAGCTTGAACACCGACAGCGAATCGTCGATGAAGTGGCACATCAGCAGGTTCGCGAATTCCTCGGCGCTGTATTCGCGGCGCAGCTCGTCGATGTCGAACAGGTTGCAGCCGCCCGCCATCGCGTCGAGCACGGTCACGATCTGCCGCCACTGCGCGTCCTCGCACAACATGCCGCGCACGAGCGCCTCGTGGCTCGTGTCGATCTGGATGCGGTCGGCCGCGGCACGGCCACGGTTCGCGTGCGCGCCGCTCCAAAATGCGTACGCTTCGTGCGTGACGCTCGACGGCGTGCTGAAGTAAGTTTTGCGCCAGCGCTTGTGCATCGCCATGCCGGAGGCGACCTTGTTCAGCTCGCGGAACTTCGGAACCCAAAAGTATTCGTCGAAGTAGAAGTTGCCGTGGTACGACTGCGCGGTGCGCGCGTTCGTCCCCAGGAAGTACAGCGTCGCGCCGCTCGGCAAGATGATCGGATCGCCCGTGAGCTCGATGTCGGCCGCCGCGCGCGCGAACTGCGTGATGTACTGCTTGAAGACGTGCGCCTGAGCCTTGCTCGCCGACAGGAAGATTTGATTGCGGTCGGTGTCGAGCGCGTCGACGAGCGCCTCGCGCGCGAAGTACCACGTCGCACCGATCTGCCGCGATTTCAGGATGTTGCGCGTGCGCTGATCGCCGTTCCGATACCAGACTTTCTGATAGTCGAACAGCGAATCGCGGAACGCTTCGATGATGCGCTGGTGCTGCTCGTCGCTGATTTCGTTGCGCGGCGCACGGCGTTTCGGGCCGGCGTTGCGCGACGCAATCTTCGGGTTCAGGTCCGATTCCTTCCCCGTCTCGTCGTACTTGCGCACGCGCGCGAGCCGCTCGACTTGGCGGCCGAGCAGGTCGATTTCCTTGTAGTCCGCGCCGTCCTTCTTCTCCTTCGCGATCAACACCATCATGCGCACTTCGAGCGATGCCTCGATGCGCTCGACGGGCGTTGCGTCCTTCCACTTTTCGCGGCGGCACCACGACGCGACGGTCGCGGGCTTGATGTCGAGATGGCGGGCGATCGACGCGATGCGCCAGCCTTGCCAATAGAGCGTGCGCGCGACCTTGCGCACGTCGTTTTCGAGCTGATGGGGGGCCGTAGTTTCGAGCATGCGGCCAAGCGTAGGCCGCCGCGTGCGCGCGAGCACGCGCAGCGCGCTGTACCCGCGTGACCCACAAACGCCGCGGATTGAGCCGTGGCGCGTGAACGCCGAACATGAGAACCACGCTCACTCAACCATGTTCGACCCTCTCTATGGCAAGCAAAACGAAATTCTTCCGCGTCGCAGTGGAAGGCGCGACCGTCGACGGTCGCGAGATCAAGCGTGAATGGCTCACGCAGATGGCGAAGCACTACGACCCGAAGCTGTACGGCGCACGCGTGAACGTCGAGCACATCAAGGGCTGGGCGCCGCTGTCGGCGAACAACCCGTTCGGCGCGTATGGCGACGTGATCGCGCTGAAGGCAGCCGAGATCGAAGACGGCCCGCTGAAAGGGAAGATGGCGCTGTATGCGCAGATCGATCCGACCGACGAGCTCGTCGCACTGTCGAAGAAGCGCCAGAAGCTCTTCACGTCGATCGAGATCAACCCCGACTTCGCCGACATCGGCGAGGCGTATCTCGTCGGGCTCGCGGCGACCGACGACCCGGCGAGCCTCGGCACCGAAGCGCTGCAATTCGCCGCGAAGCGCTCGAACAACCTCTATACGCCCGCGTGCGAGACGGCGATCGAATTCGAAGGCGCGGCCGAAACGGCCGGCCTCAAGGAATGGGTAAAGGGCCTGTTCGCCCGCAACCGCGAAAACGACGACGAGCGCTTCGCCGACGTGCGCGAGGCGGTCGAACGGGTCGCGACCCATACGCACCACACGGGCCGCGAAGTCGCGACGCTGAGCGCGGCTGTCACGAGCGCCACGAGCGCCGCGGCCGACGCGAAGAAGCGCGCCGATGAAGCGTTCGCCGCCGTCGAAGCGCTCACCGAGAAGCTGTCGAACACCGACAACGGCGCGCCGCAGCGCCCGCCGTCGACCGGCTCGACGGGCGAGCTCGTGACCGACTGCTGACCCATCCCGCACACCACACAGGAGAATTTCCCGATGAGGAAGGAAACGCGCCAGGCATATGAAAAGTTCGCCGCGCAAATCGCCAAACTGAACGACACGGGCGACGTGTCGAAGAAATTCGCGGTCGAGCCGACCGTGCAACAGCGGCTCGAAACGAAGATGCAGGAATCGAGCGAGTTTCTCAAGCGCATCAACGTGCTGCCCGTGACCGAGCTCGAAGGCGAAAAGCTCGGCCTGTCCGTGTCCGGCCCGATCGCGAGCCGCACCGACACCACGAAGGCCGCGCGTCAACCGATCGACCCGACGGCGCTCGACAGCAACCGCTACCGCTGCGAGAAGACCGACTACGACACGGCGATTCCGTATCGCAAGCTCGACATGTGGGCGAAGTTCGCCGACTTCCAACAGCGCATCCGCGACGTGATCCTCAACCAGGGGGCGGTCGATCGCATCATGATCGGCTGGAACGGCGTGAAGGCGGCCGCGACAACTGACCGGCAGGCGAACCCGCTGTTGCAGGACGTGAACATCGGCTGGCTGCAACAGTACCGCGAGCGCGCGGCGCAGCGCGTGCTGCACGAAGGCGCGAAGCAAGCCGGCAAGGTGCTCGTCGGCAAGGCGGGCGATTACGAGAACCTCGACGCGCTCGTGATGGACATCGTTTCGTCGATGATCGACCCGTGGTTCCAGGAAGACACGGGCCTCGTCGTGATCTGCGGCCGCGAGCTGCTGCACGACAAGTATTTCCCGATCGTCAACGCGACGCAGGCGCCGACCGAGCAGCTCGCGGCCGATCTGATCGTGAGCCAGAAGCGCATCGGCAATCTGCCGGCCGTGCGCGTGCCGTTCTTCCCGAAGCGCGCGCTGATGGTCACGAAGCTGTCGAATCTGTCGATCTACTACCAGGAAGGCGCGCGCCGGCGCACGCTGAAGGAAGTGCCGGAACGCGACCGCATCGAGAACTACGAATCGTCGAACGACGCCTACGTGGTCGAAGACTTCGGCTGCGGCTGCGTCGCCGAAAACATCGAACTGGCGGCGGCATGACGATCAACACGCCCGCCCGCGCACACTTCAATCGCGTCTCGGCCGCGCGCGCGGCGGCCGCCGCGTCGCCCGGCGCGACGATGAAGGGCGCGACCGCCTATGAGCTGATGCTCGCGAAGCTCGCGGCCGACCGCCGCGCGCTCAAGGGCATTCAGTCGATCGAGCGGAAGATCGAGCTGAAACGCAAGCTGCTGCCGGACTACGCCGACTACGTGGCGGGCGTGTTGAGCGGCGGCCGCGGCGCGCAGGACGACGTGCTCGTGACGGTCATGGTCTGGCGCATCGATGCCGGCGACTTCGACGGCGCGCTCGCGATCGCGGCCTACGCGCTCTCGAACGGGCTCACGCTGCCCGACCAGTTCGAGCGCTCGCTTGCGTCGCTCGTCGCCGAGCAGTTCGCCGACGCCGCGCTGTCGTCGTTCCTCGACGGCGAGACGTTCGACGCGGCAAGCCTCGAGCTCGTCGACGATCTGACGCGCGAGGCCGACATGCACGACCAGGTGCGCGCGAAGCTGTACAAGGCGCTCGGCTACGCGACGCAGGCCGCCGCGCCGGCGCGCGCGCTCGACTATCTGCGCCGCGCGGTCGCGCTGAACGATCGCGTCGGCGTGAAAAAGGACATCGACCGGCTGACGAAGCAGGTCGAAGCCGCGGGCCGTCGGGGCGACGGCGCCGACGGCACGTAAAGAGCCCACCTCGGCATGGCGGCACCGGCGCCCAGGCCCTACGCCTGACGGTCACGGGCCTTGTGCGCCGGTCCACCGCCACCTCATTGCGAACCGACCATGAACAGCTTTGTTGCCACCGCCGCGCCCGCCGTCGCGGCGACGCCGATCGAAGGCACGTTGACGAACGACGGCTTCTTCCCGGACATCGATCTGTCCGCGCTGCGCGACGCGATGCGCCTGGACGGCACCGTGACGGCCGAGCGGCTGCGGCACGCCGCGCGCGACGCGCTGCTGACCGTGAACGACGAGCTCGCCGCGTGGCGCGCCCGGCAGCGCGCGGCGGGCGCGGCGACGCTCGCCGACGTGCCGGCGCCGCGCATCGATGGCGAATCGGCACACGTGGCCCGCTACCGGCGCGCGGTGTACCACCTGACGCACGCGGACGTGACGGAGAAGTACCGCGGCTACGACACGACGAAGAGCGGCGGCCAGGTCGCGGCCGATCTGGCCGCGACGGTCGACGACGCACGCCGCGCCGCGCGATGGGCGATCAGCGACATCCTCGGCATCGCGCGCTCGACGGTGGAACTGATCTGATGGCCCGCCCCCTGTACCGCATTCGTCAGTTCGCGCAGTCCCGCGTGCGCGGCGGGAAGCTGTTCTGCGCCGGCGCGTGCCAGGTGCAGCAGCGCGTCGCTGGCCTGTTCTGGCTTGAGATTGCCTATTGCTCGGATCGCACCGGCGCGGAGGCGGCCATACGAGCCGCCGTGATCGCGCGCCGGCGAGCCCGGCTCAAGCCGCGCGTGCTCGGCCTGTTCGATCGCGACGGGCAGGCGCTCGGGCAATGAAGATCGCGGCGCTGCAAGGCGAGACGCTCGACGCGCTGTGCTGGCGGCACTACGGCAGCACGGCGGGCACGGTTGAAGCCGTGCTCGAAGCGAACCCCGGCCTCGCCGAGCTCGGCGTCGTGCTGCCGATGGGAACCGTCGTGGAGATGCCCGAGCGCCGCGCGATCGAGACGACCACGCCGCTATTGCAACTGTTTGACTGACCGGAGCCGAATGAATGGCTGAACCGAACACTTCTTCGGCCGCGGCGCTGTTCGCCGCGGTCGGCCTCGCCGGCATCGCGCCGGGCGTCGACGGCGACGCGCTAATCGGCGCGTTCGCGGGCGCGGCGCTCGTCGTCGTCACGTCGAAAGACCTCGGCCTCGCGAAGCGCGCCGCGTACATGCTCATCTCGCTCGTGATGGGCTACCTCGCCGCGCCTGAAATCATCCACGCCGTGCCGATCCGCTCGACGGGCGTCGCCGCGTTCTTCGCGGCCGCGCTCGTGATCGCGGTCACGCTGACGCTGATCGAGCGCGTGAAGGGCATGGACCTGTTCGCGCTGTTTCGCAAGGGAGACTGACGTGCATGTCTCGTCCGCACTCGTCGCGCTCGCCGCGCACCTGGCCGTCATCGTGCGCGTGCTGACCTACCGCAAGAACGGCGCGCGGCATCGCTTCCACGTCGCATGGGCGGCCTGGGTGATCGTCGCGATTTCGGGCGGCTCGACGATCGAGCTGCTGTTTCATCCGAAGCCGACCGGCTTCTTTCACGCGGCGCTCGCGGTTCTGCTCGCCGTGTTGGTGTACCTCGCGCGCGGCAACGTCGCGCGCCTTCTACGGAGTGACGAAGCGTGAACATCCTTCGATTCAACGATCACGGCGCGGAAGTCGGACTGCTGCAGCAGCGCCTCGTGCGCGCCGGCTACCCGGTCGACGTATCGCACCTTTACGACGAACAGACCGAGCGAGCCGTCCAGACGTTGCAGGCGGCCGCGGGTCTCGTCGTCGACGGCATCGCCGGCCCGAAGACGTACCGGGTGCTCGCCAGCGGGCAGCGCGACCCTAAGCACCTGACGGACGCCGACCTCGCGCGCGCGGCCGCGACGCTCGGCGTATCGCTCGCGTGCGTGCGGGCGGTCAACGAAGTTGAGTCCCGCGGCGTCGGCTTTCTGGACGACGGCCGGCCGAAGATTCTGTTCGAGCGGCACGTCATGTATCAGCGGCTCGTCGCGAATGTCGGCAGGGAAGCGGCGGACGCTGCCGCCGCACGATGGCCGGGCGTCGTCAACCCGAAGCGCGGAGGCTACCAGGGCGGCGCCGCCGAATACGTGCGGCTCGACACCGCGGCGCGCATCGACGCGGCATCCGCTTACGAGTCCGCGAGCTGGGGCGCGTTCCAGATCATGGCGTATCACTGGAAACGCCTGGGTTACGCGAGCGTCGACGAATTCGTGTCCCGTATGGAGCTGGGCGAAGCCGAGCACCTCGACGCGTTCGTGCGGTACGTCGCGGCCGACAAGAAGCTGCTAGCGGCGCTTCGTGCCCGGAAGTGGGCTGCGTTCGCGGAAGGCTACAACGGCCCGGAATTCGCGATCAACCTGTATGACGTGAAGCTCGACCGCGCGTATGCGAAGTACGCCGGCACCGGCAAGGCGGCCGCATGAATTTCTCGCGCCTGACACCGTGGCTGGCGCTGCTCGCGCTGATTGCGTTGGTCGCGAGCTGCCAGCACGGCCGCGCGCTGCGCGCGCAGCTCGAGCGGGCGACCGACGACGCGCGCCGTGCGAATCGCGACGCGCAGGCGAGCGCCGCCGTCATCGAGCGCCTGTTGGCCGACGCCAAGGCGAAGGATGCACAACGCGAGCAGCTCGACCGCGCGCGCGCCGGCGTTGATGCGACGCTCGCGACCTATCGAAACGAACTGCGGAGACTGATCGATGAAAACGCCGCCGTGCGCGCTTGGGCTGCTGGCGCTCTGCCTGACGACGTTGTGCGCCTGCACGCAAGCCCCGCCCTCAACGGCGCCGACGATTTCGCTCAACGAATGCGCGGCGGTGACGCCGTGCACGATGCCGGCGATGGCGCCGCGAACCAACGGTGAACTCAGCGACGCGCTGCACGTCGCGCGCGCGGCGTGGGCGCGCTGCGCGTCCGAAGTCGACATGATCGCGACGTGTCAGGCACGCGTGCGGCGGGCGGACGGCCATGAATAAGCCGAGCAGCCTACGCGCGGCGCTCGTCGCCGCGTTACCGCAGCTCAACGCCTCGCCGGACCAGTTGCTCGTGTTCGTCAACGAAGGCCGGATCGAGGCGACGGGCACGCGCACGGCGTCGTTCGACTATGAATACGAGTGCGAGATCATCATTCGCGACTTCATCGGTAACCCGGACGACGTGATGATCGCCGTGGTCGAATGGGCGCGCGCGAATCAGCCGGACCTCGTGACGAATCGGGACGAGCGCCGCAACGGCATGACGTTCGTCGCCGACATCCTGTCGAACAATGCCGTCGACCTCGGGCTCAAAGTGAAGCTGTCGGAAAGCGTCGTGGTCGGCACCGACGAAGCCGGCAACCGCACGGTCGAGCACATTGACGACGCAGCCGACGAGTGGCTCTCATGACGGACGATCTTCAGGCGCTCGAACGATGGGCGGGCGGGTTGCTCGCGAAGCTGTCGCCGGCGGCCCGCCGTCAACTGCTGCGCGAGCTCGGCCGCGATCTGCGCCGCGCGCAGCAGTCGCGCGTCGCCGCGCAGCGGAATCCGGACGGCAGCGCGTACGAGCCGCGGAAGGTGAAGGCGGGCGGCAAGCGCTTGCGCGAGAAGGCCGGCCGCGTCAAGCGCGAGGCGATGTTCCGGAAGCTGCGCACCGCGCGCTATCTGCGCATCGATGTCGACAACACGGGGCTGGCGATCGGCTTCGACGAACGGCTCTCGCGCATCGCACGTGTCCACCAGGAGGGCCAGAAAGTGCCCGTCGAGCCGGGTGGGCCGCTCGCGCAGTATCCGGTTCGCGTCGTGCTCGGTTTCGCGGATACCGATCGCGAGCTCGTGCGCGATCGGCTGCTACGCTACCTGAATCGTTGAAACACTACCTCTCGCCTCGGCGTTTCATTTAGAGACGGTTTCAAAAAGGGCCCGTGGGGCTGTTAACTTTTGCGGCGAGCTGTTAACCTCAGGCATCGGAACAACCGAGACCGAGGAGATGGGCA